AAATATAGAAATAATGAAATTAAACCAATGTTATTTCCCAGTATTATAAATGATGTTGGAAAAGGTTATAATAATGCTTGGACCTTAATTGAAGTTAATGATATTGGAGATCAAGTAGCAAATATTCTACATTTTGACTTAGAATATGATAATATTCTCATGTGTGCAATGAGAGGTAGAGCAGGTCAATTAGCTGGGTCTGGATTTAGTGGAAAGAAATCTCAACTTGGTGTGAGAATGACTGCTTCAGTTAAAAAACTGGGTTGTTCTAATTTAAAAACGTTATTAGAAGATGATAAGTTATTAACTACTGATTATGATATTATATCAGAGTTAACTACATTTGCACAAAAACATAATTCTTTTGAAGCAGAAGAAGGATGCAATGATGATCTTGCAATGTGTCTTGTAATTTTTTCCTGGCTAGTTGCACAGGATTATTTTAGGGAGATGACAGACAATGATGTTCGTAAAAGAATCTACGAGGAACAAAAAAATCAAATAGATCAAGATATGGCTCCTTTTGGATTTATTTTGGATGGTATTAATAATGAATCCAGCTTTGTCGATGTCGATGGTGACAGATGGCATCTAGATGAATATGGTGATATGTCATATATGTGGGATTATAAGTAAATGGATTTAGATGATCAATTTGAATTAGGTCATTTGTTCCTAACGGAAAGAAAGTGCAGATCTTGTGGAATGAGGAAAAGTTTAACTGATAGTTTTTATAGAATTAGAAAAAACAATACTATTTCTTCATCATATGCATATGAATGTAAAGAATGTACAATAAAACGAGTTATAGAGTCTAAAAAGAAAAAACCCTATAAGATTGAGTGGGAATATCCTGACTGGTAATGCTGTTCATGCATCGTTTCCCCAATAGAAATAGTCTTTTTAATAAATATTTCTAGAATTACTGGATTATAGAGGAGAATTAAGATGCCGCTAAATTTAGCATCTCCTGGGGTTTTAGTAAGAGAAGTTGATTTAACTATTGGAAGAATTGATCCGACTTCTAATAGCATAGGAGCAATCTCAGGTGCATTTGCCAGAGGACCAGTTGATGAGCCAACACTCATCCAAAACGAAGAAGAATTACGTCAAGCTTTTGGGGATCCATACACTGCAAATAAGCAATTTGAAACATGGATGACTTGTTCATCTTATCTTGCTTATGGTGGATCATTAAGAGTTGTAAGAACTGATGGACCATCTCTTGGTAATGCAAGATATGGATCAGCACCTAACGTCAAAATTAAAGGTGTATCTGATTATATCAATAAAGCATATGATGAAAATACCATTCCCAATATTGTTGTAACAGCAAAAAATCCAGGTTCATGGGCAAATGGAATTAAAGTTGCTATTATTGATGGAAAGGCAGATCAAGTTCTTACTCTAAATTCTGCAACTGGTGTTACAGTTGGAATGGGTGTTACTCAAAACGTACCAACAGGAACGGTCAAAATTGGAGCAGGTGTAACATCACTACTAGATGGATACTTTAAAGGAATCGTAACTGATGTAGACGGTGAAAGAGTATCTGTAAAACTACTGTCACACGTAAGCGCAGCAGGAACAGAAACTACTGTTGATTATGCACCAAAAGGAACTTATAGATTTAGAACTAATGTTTCTGCTGGTTTTGTTGGAGCAGGCGTAGGGGCTACCTCTTTCGTAGGTGTACGTGGATCATTGGCAACTAATGCAGACTCTCATGCATCTGGAACTCCAATGGATGCATACTACTTATCATCCACTGGAACCTTAGATATGCCTGGTGGTGTTTCTCTTTCCGCTTCTGCAACCACACTTGGCATTGCAACCGCAGGAATCACCACAGGATCTAATAGATTCTTACTTATTGATAACGAATTAATTTCTCTCGAATCTGCATCAGTTGGACTTGGTGAACTAACAGGTGTAGTTAGAGGTCAGGGAGGAACTATTGGAACAACTCACACTGATGGTTCAACCGCAAAACAAGTATTAAGATTTAGTAATGTTGCCACTGTAACAACAACTATTAATTCTTCCGCTACAACGATTGGAATTAATACAACAAGAACAGGATTATCTACCGTATTTAATGCTGGTGGATTTGTAAACGTTGGAAGTGAGTATATCACTGTTTCTGCATTCTTAACTGGTGAAAACTTAAATAGAACCGTTTCCTTTGCTTCTGATTGGTACGATGAGCAAACATTTGAAATTACAAGCAAAACAAATGTTACCAAAAAGTGGAATTCAATAGCACCAAGACCACAAACTTCGTCTTTTGCTGCTGCAAGAAATTCTAGATTTGATGAAGTTCATGTTCTCGTAATTGATGCTGAAGGAAAAATTAGTGGAAATGAAGGAACTATTCTAGAAAAGCATTTGAATCTTTCAAAGGCAAAAGATTCTTTATTCTCCGCAGGATCACCTTCTTATTGGAGAGAATATTTAAAAGATAGTTCGAATTATATTTTTGGTGGTGGTCAACCTACCGGAATCACTACAACTGGATTTAGCACTGGTTTCACACAAGAGAGTGATATTGATTGGGACCAAAATACCGATGGAATAACCTTCGGTTGCATTGGATCTTTAAATATGCAATTATCGGATGGTAAAAATTATGATGGTCTAACAGACGTTACTGCAACAAATGCATTTGCAGTTGATCTTGCAGATGTATCTACTTCATATGAAATCTTCAAAAATACAGAAGAATACAATATTAATTTCTTATTAATGGGTTCTGGAAATGATACCAAAGATAATGTTGCAGCATTAGCACAAAAGTTGGTTGAAATTGCAGAAGAAAGAAAAGATACAGTTGCATTCATCAGTCCTTACAGACTTGCATTCTTAAATGATACTGTTGTTGGAGAATCAGAAATTTTCTCATCGTCTGTAATAACGGATAATGTAGTTGAGTTTTATAGTTCCATTCCATCATCATCGTATGCAGTATTTGATAGTGGTTACAAGTACATGTATGATAGATTTAATAGAACCTTCAGATATGTGCCACTAAATGGTGATATTGCAGGACTATGTGCTAGAAATGATGCAAATAACTTCCCATGGTTCTCACCAGCAGGAACTGTAAGAGGATCCATTCTAAATGCAGTTAAACTAGCGTACAACCCATCTCAATCTGAAAGAGATGTTCTTTATACCAATAGAATCAATCCAGTAGTATTCTCTCCTGGTGGTGGAATAGTTCTATTTGGTGATAAAACAGGTCTAGCAAAAGCATCTGCATTCGATAGAATTAACGTTCGTAGATTGTTTATTTTCCTCGAAACTGCGATTGGCGCTGCCGCAAGAGATCAATTATTTGAATTTAATGATGAGATTACCAGAAATAATTTTGTAAATATTGTTGAACCATTCTTACGTGATGTTCAAGCAAAGCGAGGAATCCAAGATTTCCGCGTTATCTGTGATGAAACCAATAACACCGCAGCAGTGATTGATAGTAACGAATTTGTTGCTGATATTCTTATCAAACCAACAAGATCAATTAACTACATTGGACTAACATTTGTTGCTACCCGAACAGGTGTTTCCTTTGAAGAAATTATTGGTAACGTTTAATCAATTACAAGAGGTAAAAAACAATGGCTAAAAAGACTATTTCTGATTTCAGAAGTGCCCTAAAAGGTGGAGGCGCAAGACCTAATTTATTTGAGGTAACTTTGGATTTTCCAACTGGTGCAAAGTTAGATACCTCTGATGGTGACTTGGATACATTTTTAGTAAAATCAGCAGCTCTTCCTGCATCTAATGTAACACCAATTGAAGTTCCATTTAGAGGTAGAATTTTAAAAATTGCTGGGGACAGAACATTTGATACTTGGACAATTACAATTATTAATGATATCAAATTTGCACATAGAGATGCATTTGAAAGATGGATGAACAAGATCAACAAATTAAGTGATGCAACAGGTGAAGTTGATCCAAAAGAATATCAAAAAGAAGTTTATGTTAAACAACTAGATCGTGATGGAAATTCACTGAGAGAATATAAGTTCTACGGTGTATTCCCAACTAATATTTCCCAGATTGATCTTTCAATGGAAACTACCGATACCATTGAAGAATTTACAGTAGAACTTCAAGTTCAATGGTGGGAAGCCATCAAGGGTAAAAGTGGCAACGCTGGTGGCAACGATATTAGCTAATAAATAGATAAAGCAAATTAAACCTTATAAAATGGCAAAACTTTTTGGTTTCTCAATTGATCCATCTGAAAAAAAACCAGATTCAGTAATTTCCCCCGTACCTCAAACCAATGAGGACGGGGTTGATTACTATATTCAAAGTGGTTTTTATGGACAATATGTAGATATTGAAGGTGTATATCGTACAGAATATGATTTAATAAGAAGATATCGTGAAATGGCATTACATCCAGAATGTGATAATGCTATTGAAGATGTTGTGAATGAAGCACTTGTAAGTGATCTTTACGATTCCCCTATTGAAATTGAACTATCAAACGTCAATGCAAGCGATAAAATAAAAGAAAAAATAAGAGAAGAATTTAAGTATATCAAAGAAGTCATGGACTTTGATAAAAAGTGCCATGAAATTTTTAGAAATTGGTATGTGGACGGAAGACTTTTTTACTTGAAAGTAATAGATGTAAAAAATCCACAAGATGGGATCCAAGAGATTAGATATATTGATCCCATGAAGATTAAATATGTTCGCCAGGAAAAAAAGAGAGATCCCAATAATCTGAAATTTGCAAATACACAAAGTTCCGAAGATCAATTAAAAGGATTTGCACCGGAAATTGAAGAGTACTTTTTATATACTCCATCACCAGGATATCCAGGTAGTACCGGAAGTCTGGTAAGCGGAACTTCTAACCCTAGACAAAAAAGTGTAAAAATTGCAAAAGATTCTGTTACATATTGTACTTCTGGATTAGTAGATAGAAATAAAGGAACAGTTCTTTCTTATCTACACAAAGCAATTAAAGCATTAAATCAACTTCGCATGATCGAAGACTCTTTGGTAATTTATAGATTATCCAGAGCACCTGAACGTAGAATTTTTTACATTGATGTTGGTAATCTACCAAAAATTAAAGCTGAGCAATATCTCCGCGATGTAATGAATCGTTATCGTAACAAACTAGTATATGATGCCAATACTGGTGAAGTTCGTGATGATCGCAAGTTTATGAGTATGCTTGAAGATTTCTGGTTACCAAGAAGAGAAGGTGGTAGAGGAACTGAAATTACTACTCTTCCCGGTGGTCAAAATCTTGGAGAACTTGCAGATATTGAATATTTCCAAAAGAAACTTTACAGAGCGTTAGGAGTTCCAGAATCTAGAATTGCAAATGATGGTGGATTTAATCTTGGTCGTTCATCAGAAATTTTAAGAGATGAACTTAAATTTGCGAAATTTGTTGGACGTTTAAGAAAAAGATTTTCTAATCTTTTTAATGATATGTTGAGAACTCAATTGATTCTCAAAAACATTATTGCTCCCGAAGATTGGGAACAGATTAATGATCATATTCAATACGATTTTCTTTATGATAATCAGTTTTCAGAACTAAAAGAATCTGAATTGATGACTGAGCGCATAACATTGCTCACATCTATTGAACCATATAT